ACTGGAACCTGTGTCGATTGTAAGGTTTCCACCTAAATCAAGAGTTCCAGTAGAATCAATATTACCATTTACATTAAGGCCTGTCAATGTGCCTACACTGGTTATTTCACTGTTGTTTATGCTGATTAGTGGAACGGATGATTCTGTTCCGGCGTTCGCAACGCTGATTCCAGTTCCGTTGACAATGGATTGTACGTAATTGCCCGTAGTGTGCGTTCCTAATGTAATCAGGTCGTTCAAGGTAGTTGCTCCGGTTCCTCCATTGGCAACAGACAATGTTTCTGTAACTTGTGAAGCTAAATTGATATTGCCCACCAATGAAGATATTGGATAACCGGTTGCGTCCGATAAATTAAATGCGGGCGTCGCCTCACTCCCTCCAAGAGACAATTGTACTCCGCCATACGATACAGTACTATGTTGCAATAAATTGTTGGTTACATCATTTGCTGTAAGTGTATCTTGTTTTGTATTTAATTGCGTTGTTGTAGAATTGGATAAATCGGTGACTTGTCTGATTAGTTCCGTAGACGTATAATTGCTTAGGTCACTGATTTTGCTCGATAATTCTGTCGATGTATAATTGCTTAGGTCCGATATTTGTCTGATTAGTTCCGTGGACGTGTAGTCACTGAGATCCGTTATTTGCCTAGTTAATTCTGTCGATGTATAACTGCTTAAATCTGAAACTTGTCTGGTTAGTTCCGCGGATGTGTAGTTGCTTAGGTCAGTGATTTTACTAGAAAGTTCTGTGGACGTGTAATCGCTGAGATCCGTTATTTGTCTAGTTAATTCAGTTGATGTATAATTACTTAAATCACTCACCTCTGTTGATAGTAAATTATGGTTTGTCATGTCTCTGTTGGATATGTCGAGAATATCAATTAAAACTGCTCCGATGTTGGTGGTATTGCTCAAGTCGGTAACATAGTTTTCTAATTCCAACAAGGTATCCAACGATTCGCTAGCCCCACCAATAACATTACTAATATCTATGTTAATTTTATTTGCCATGTTTTGACTAATGTCAACGATATAAGTGTCTACATAACTTTGAACGTATCCCTCGATCGCCGCCGTGTTCAATTGGGTAGACCATGCTCCATTCGAATATAGTTCTAAACCGTTTATATCTGTATTAATTCGAATCAGTCCATTCATTGGGTTTGGAGGGCGGTCAGCCGTTGGTCCAATAGGAATACGAATCGCGCGATTATCACTAATATCCAATATTACACCGTTTGGGTCGGCATCAACACGTTTGTGCAATACAATGTTCTCACTTGCGTCATATTTTACCAATGTATTCTGATATTGATTATTTGACAAAATACCAACCAAAACACCTGATAATTTTCCCCTAGAGGTTTCAGATTGGTTTCGAGCTACATCATTGATATACTCAAAATGTTTTACTAAATAATCAGCCGTCTCGTTGAACCGCGACTCTTCAATATTTTTTTGTATATCATTGTAATCGTCTAAATAACTCATTGTATATATATAATGAGTTAAGTAAATTATATTGACAATTAATATCAAATATTAACCGTTCATTTATTTGTAAATGGACCCATAGGTCGTTGATTATTATTCACAACCAACGGTTCTGGGACAAATTTCGTGGGAAGTTCGAAGAATGGTTTAAATCCCAATGTATTCAATTGTGGTTGAAATTGTGGTTTATTTTCAACTAAATTTGTACTGTTAATTCCCATTAAATTACTTTCAATATCACACGTATTATTTGAAAGGGTTTTATGGTAGTAAGAATTAGACATATTTCCTGGATTAATGCCAAACCCTGGTAGGAAACTTTCATTTGGCATTTTTTTATTAATATCCATCTCATACATATGGATATCTTGATTTATTTTTCTTTCTCGAAGGTATTCTCTTGGTTGATTTTTTAGTCTCGTAGAAGCCATTTAATATAATGTGTTATTTTTTTGTTTCTTTTTTAATCAAATTTGATTTTATTTTAGACCTTAAATTATCAAAATCATCTTCAGAAACAGTGGTTTTATTTATTAAATTACAAATAATTGGGTAAATTAAATAAAAATAATCGAACGAGAACAAAAATAGGAATATCGTTTTGTTGTCCATTTCGAAGGGCCATCGTTGTTCTAGGACATTTTTCATCCATGGAAATACCTTTTTAAGATGGCAAGTGTCATTATAATCATCGTATAATGTATCAATATGATTAGAAACATCATCGTTGTATATTTGTAAATTCAAAAATCCCAACAATTGTCTTCTATATTGTGTGTCGCCATCATCTCCGTCGATTGTATGGTAAGTGATAGTTAAATTAGTATTATACATTTATAATACTAATAATATGGTGTATTTAATATTTCATTTGTAGAATTGAATTATTTACTACGATTTTTAAGGTAATCGTTGTCACGGGACAAATCTCTTGATGGAAGACCGCCTCGAATCCATCCTTTATTTGCGACGCCTTCTACTAAATTGTGAGGATTTTGGATGGTTGCCTTTAAAGTTGGCACCAAATCTACATCGGTTGTTCGAAACGATTTCTCAGTAACTTGTCGGCAGCTCTTTTTATCGGCAAAATAAGTGCCTTGTTGCAATTTACTTTCTTTTAAAGCGTCTGATTTACCTCTTCCTAAAAAAGGGACGGTTTTGAATGGTCTTTCTTTAAGACTGATTCGGCATTTTGGATTGGTTTGGATCGTACCAATTCGCATGTTTGAGTCATTGTCTACATTACAGCCATTCACACCAACATTTCCTGGACCCCCATTGAAAAATACATTGGGCTGTTGTGTTGCGAAGTTAATTGGTTTCTTCATACCACAATTTTTCTCAAAGAAGTTTTTGGTGGTGTAAGAACCAAAATTTTGGTTTTGGACGTCACCTTCGGACAATCCTACCACATCATCATTTATTCCGGTTAAATTATAAAATGTGTAATTAAATGTACTAGCGTTTGCCATACTTATATAAATAACATTAAGATAATTTTTTTATATTAATATTTAAACATGAATTAATATAAAACATAAATTAAAACGATTATTTAAAGCGATTAGTAAGGGATATTACCCAATCGTCGTCCGTTTTTAGAACAAGCAGTCTCATCTCCCTCTTTACAAGATTTCATTGACCCGTAACAAAACATGGCAAAATCTTTTTGATTATTGGGGACGCTTGTATTTGGCATAGAATGGAAATTCCTCATCATATGTTGATGATTTAAATTATCTCCTAAATTCTTGTATAATTTTTCGTCTTCTAAATTTGATTTTGACACTTCGTTTATTTTCTTTCTTATATTAGAATTATAACTGGGGGCTGCTTCTTTTCTGTTAGGTGCATCGTTTATTTCTGGCAATAACACATTCATGAGAGGGTTTTGTTTGGTGGGCGATGTGAAATTTTGCTCCATTATTTTATTAAATTTTGGATGATTGCTGTCGAATCCTTCCCTCATTATGTTTTTCATCTCTTGTTCGTTTTCTTCCTTCTTAATTTGAATATAATATATAAACACCATAAATAAAAGCGTAACCACCCCGGTCACTAGAATTTTTAAAGACTTAGACACAAAATAGCCTAAAATAGTTAAAATAATAATAACACGTGTGATGGCATTTAATTTTCTAGAAGCACTAAATTGTTTATCAGGCCATAGTTCAGTTACTCTTTCTTTTTTAAAAATAACCAATGGGTCGTCCAACCAAAATTTATCCATATCCATTTAATATATAGTAAAGAGTTATTTTTTATTTTTTACCTTACTCTTATTCTTCTTCTTCTTCTTCTTTTTATTCTTGTTGGGTTTTTTACTTTTTTGAATTTGTTCGCCTTCTTTTGAAAAAGTTTTATAGATGGTCTCTATTTCTGCTTGTACTTCTTGATATGTTTTTTCTTTTGCGACACCAATATGATTGTTTTTTTTATTGTTCTGTCTCTTTTTTAATTTTTTTAACATTCGTTCTTTTTGATTCATTTTCTTCATATTGGCGTTTAATTTTTGTTGCATGGCTCCAAAGTTCATTTTTCCCCCTCCCGTAGGCATCTGCATATTCATTGATTTAAAAATTTTATCCATATTTTTCATCCCTGGCATATTTTTCATTTGTTGCATCAATTCACTCGCTTCCTTCATTAACTCACTTTCATTAATTTGTCCGGATTTAATTTTATCGTCTATTTTGGTTCCAATTGATTTTACCATTTTCATTAATTTTGTAGGGTTTTTAAAAAGTTTACTAAAAACATCATTTACGTCATCGTTTCCACATAAATCTACTTGCATTTCAGTGGCCGTTTCTTCTGCGATTTCAGAAGCGAGCCTTCCTAGTTTTCCTTTCAGTAAACCATTAATATGATCGTGTATTTTGCCGCTGTCTGGGATATTAAAATCATTGCTACTAGCATCGTTTTCACCCTTAAACATACTATTGTTTTCATCGAAAAACTTCCCAATATCATCCATCGATTCTTCGATCTTCTTTTTGAATTCATCTTCGTCTATGGCTTCAAATAATTTCTCGCTATTTCCAAAATGAGAAGCGTCCTTTACATTCTGAATGACACAAAATAACACCAATTGCAAATATTTCCAAATTATATTTCTGGTCTTTTCTGTTAAATTTTCTTTCCAGAGCTTTGAAAAATCAATGTTTGGCAAGAATTCCGTATTCGCATCTTTATCACCGAATACATCTTCGTTGTTGTATAATATATCAAAAAAACGTGCTGGGTATACTTCTTTACAATGGTTAAATAAATATCGCAATGTAGTATCGTCGTCTAATACAGAATACGATTCAATAGTGGACGCGTATTCCGGGAAACTCGTTAAAATATCGCCCATGAAATCATTCATTAAATTTCTAAACTCCGATGGAATTTCATCAACCTCATTATCTGATACATCAGTCATATATAGGATTTATCGTTGATATATTTAAATCAAAGTTTTGTAAATTAAATAAATACTATATTAATATTACTTATTTGGAATGATATAATTCGGTCATTTTGGTTAAATTACTTAAATATTTCATAGTTTTATTCTTATTAATATCGGATAGCGTTCTACACGTCCTCTTCATCTCGTTTATAAATTTATACATTCCTTCATAATCGTACATTGTGTTTTTAAAATCAGAAGAATAGTCTTTATCTTCAAAAAAATTGAAATCACCATTGTATATTTCGTTTTTAAATGGTTCTGTTACAACCGAATGCCATGTTTTTATTAATTTACTGGGATTAATTCGTTTTATCTGATTGACAGCAGTTTTAAAGGTTCTTATTTCGACATTTTTTGGGAATAGTTTTGTCATTTCATCTAAAAATTCTATAAAATGATTCGAAAAAGCCTTTGATAAAGATATTTTGTCCATATAAATTATTGTTTAAAACATTTTTAAGTAATTATAATTATAAATTAATTAGAGCTTATTATAATTAAAGTTAATGTTTCATGTCAATGGTTCTTTGTTTTTGAAGTTTTTCTAAATCGGTTTCTCTTACCTTATCGGGAATGTAGTCTTCAGGAGGGGTTTCAATGTTTTGCGATCCATTTAATAACATAAAACTATGCATTTGTCTTGTCCCTCCCTCTCCCTTGGCCGCCATCTCATCGCTCGTTTGGTCTAAATACGAATAATCGTCTGACATATTCATTCCCATTTCAGTATACGAATAAGCGCTTGGTTCTAAATTGTTTTGCGTTGCTACACCCGTTTCCGCGTTTATTTTAGGCTGGTAATAATTCATAATATCGTTGCCATATAATACCCTATATCCTTGGTATAATAGTAATATTGCTGGAACTTTTCTAACTGTTTCAGGGAGTAACACTTTCTTACCACCTTCCAATAATAAATAAATTTTATTGCCTTCTTTCACACGTTTATCAATGCAAACAAAATGTATATCTTTTTGTATAGTTGTTTTTGATAATTTTGATATTATTGAATCACAACTGCTACAATATTTACTATAATATAATACAGAGCTCATTTATACTAATAAAGGCTTTTTAAAAGCAAAATATAACGAAATGTGTTATTTAATGTAATTTAAAGGAATATTCTATTTTAATAACAACATTAAAATGAAAATAAAATTGATATAAATATATTTATTTATATGTATTTTATATAATAATGAATTCTTCTAAATCTTCATCCGTGAGTGAACCACAATATTCAAGTTCTATTCCATTACCTAAAATAGATGCTATTTTAGAGGAACATGATATGTTAACATTCAATATGAGTAATACAAACGTTAGTATTGCTAATGGGCTAAGAAGAACCATTATGTCTGAAATAGATGTTGCCATTTTAGATACGAGCGATGAATCAATTGATATTGAAATTAATACAACTATGTTTAACAATGAAATTTTAAAACAACGATTGGGATGTATACCTGTATTTGTGGGCGAGTTGGACGACACTGTGAAAGATCTCCGGATGGTTCTAGACCGTGAAAATACATCCAATTCAATGGAGTACGTCACCACCAAGGATTTTAAGCTAGTGGATAAAAAAACAAACAAGGAATTACCAGAGAAGAAGGTGCGAGAAATGTTTCCCTCGAACAAACAAACAAAATCATATATATTATTTGCTCGCTTAAAACCAGAAATATCAAATGATATCAAAGGTGAAAAATTAAAGCTTAGCTGTAATCTCAATATTAGTAATGCTAAGGCGAACGGAATGTATAATGCTGTATCATGTTGTGCTTACAAGTACGCGGTGGACCGGGTGAAACAAAATTCAGAATGGGCTAAAATAGAAGGGCAAATGATGAAAAACACAGATGAAATAGATGCCGGTGAATTACAGCAAAAAATAGCATTTGACAAAGAGAATTGGTTTAATCACGAAGGGTTGCGGTATACGGTGGATGGTTCTTTTGACTTCTGTGTTGAAACGCTGGGGATCTATACCAATAAAAATATTGTTAGAAAGGGATGTGATGTTATATTGGCAAAATTAAATGCTATGAAAAACTCAACTGGAAATGGCAAATTGTTCTCTATTAATGAGATGCCAGTTGCTCTAAAGGATTCGTTCGATATCGTGTTGTACAATGAAGATTATACGATTGGTAAGATTTTGGAATATATTATGCATTATTCCTACTACAGAAAGGGTCTATTGTCGTATGTTGGATTTTCCAAAAAACACCCACACGATGATAATTCTATCATCCGTATTGCGTTTTCTAAGCAGAATGGCGATGTGGCAAACACGAACAATGTTGTTGAGATAGTCCATAACTCATGTATCATTGCGATGAATGTGTTCAAAGAAATAAGGTCTAATTTCCAATGATTTGATAAATACAAATAATACCAAATAAGAAAAATAATAATTAATAATTATTATTTTTCTGTTTTTTTTTAATTTTCTGTTTTTTAATTTTCTGTTTTTTAATTTTCTGTTTTTTTTTAATTTTCTGTTTTTTAATTTTCTGTTTTTTAATTTTCTGTTTTTTA